TACTCCTATTTTATCAAATCACATCAGAAACACGACCTATCGCATTTCTAAATCTACTTATTCTGTTTATAGCATCTTGAATGCTTGTTGGTCGACCACCCTTACTAATTCCTCGGATAGTGTCTGCAAGACCACCAAGTCGACCTAATAAATCTAAGAATCCACCACCACGACCTCGTCTGCCGTCTGTTGGTGAACCTGTCTTTTCTCCAGATACCTGCATTTCATCATAGTTAAATGCGACTGCAGTTGTCAGGAATGAATCGTTATTGTTCCAGGCCAAATCTAAATCACTAATTGCGTTTGGCCATACACCAGTAAATTTCCACTCGTAATATTTGTCATCAAAACTTTCTGTGGAATAATGTCTTATTGTTAATGTACAAGAAAAATCATCTTTCCAACCTACCTCGTGTGGATATCTACCTTCTACTTCTGAATATGCTCCACCTGATGTACTATAGTTTACAACTTGTTGCAACCAACCGTGGAAAAATTTTAAAATCTCGTGGTCTGAATCAATCATTACATTACATGACAGACCATCGTTCGTAACTGTTTGGGGAAAGGCTCTAGGCAAAGCTCCTACTGGAGCATAATCTGATGTATTAATACTGATGGAAGGAATTGTCACTCCATTACAAAAGAATGTAAATTCTCTTAATGGGTCAAAGTTTTCATTTACATCATTTTTTGTAATAATGACTTGGAATAAAGATTCTCTCGCTGGGCCACCATGTTTGTCTATTGAAGATTTAAATTTATTAATGTCGAATGGCACCTTATTATCCTCTTACTATTTTTCTTGAATCAGCCCAAACTTTCTGTTTACTTGCACCAACAAATTCTTGTAATGGTAAAAATAATGCAATATCCCATTCTGAAGGATTCATATACACAAATCTGGTCTTAACGTGTTTCCCTAGATAATGTTTAATTGTTGGCTTAAATAATCTAAATTTTTTCGCTTTATTTAAAATATCATACGAAATTTTTAATCTCGTAGACTCATCAAACTTTTTATTTGTCACAGTACTATAAAGAGCATCCATAAGTTCTGCTCTCAGTGTCGGTGGCAAATAATGCATATTAATACCTAAAAAGCCGCCTTTAGCTTTATTTATTGGAAAAACCAATGGATATCTATCATAATATGGTAGCGTATCTTTATGTTTTGGGTCATATCGGAACAAATACATATTACCAATAACCTGGTTTGCAACTTTTGATTTATTTCCGGATGTTTTTAGGATATTCTCACCAGTAATAGAACCTTCTGTGTTTAAATCCTTTGCTGAATTTGCTCTTCTAGCTTGGTTTCGATACCATTCTCGTGCTTTTTCTGTTCGTGCTGGAACCTGACCGGCTCTAATACCTTTTGCCAAAATATCAGTAAATAATCTTGCTGCCAATTATCTTACTCCTGGTATATGTTTTTCTGTCATAATTGTAAATTGCCAACCTCTATCGGCACAAAAATTCCTTGCGGCCTTCCATTTGGCCTCGTTAACTCCATACCGTTTTACTTCGTTTAGATATCTTCTTGATACTCTGCCTGTTTTTGTAGCGTTCTTTTTTCTCGGATCTGGAGGAATACATTGACTACTTGGTTTAATCTCAATCATAATTGTTTGAGGATTCCCCAGGCCATCCCTTTTATGTACAATTACATCAGGGAAATATCTGTGTACTCTTCCATCTATCGGCGAACGATATGGAACAATCACCTCTTCAGATTGCCACCATATCACGTCACTATGTAAATCAAGCCATTTAAAAACTTTAAATTCCCATAAAGACCTATAAATAATCTTTGTTGGGTCGCCTTTATACTTAGCCGGATTTTTGGGACGAAAACGTCCTTTATATGCCATAATCTAGTACCCGCTTTTGTATATAAATAATCCAATATATCCTTAAAAGATATTTATCCAATCCAACAAAAAGTATGGAAGAAACATAGGACACTAAAATGGGCCCAGGTGCAATACCAAGAAAAAATAAAAGTGCAACAAATAGACCAGAAGATGTTATAACATCAGTGCGTCGCAAAAGACAACAATCAGCACAAGTTTTAACATTTCCGGTAAAGCCTTTATCTCCGCACGGCATTCAATTTATTTTTAAAGAATATAATTTTAATGCATTTGTTGCATCACAGGAAGGTAGATATGGTACTACAAATCCTTTGGCTAAATATCAAAAAACAAATGAAAATGATAAAAAGGTCGATTTAAAATCAACCCTTACGATTGAATTGCCTTTTCCAACTGCTCTTACTGACGCAACAGGTCTTACAATTTCTGGAATTGAAAGAGACTTGGTCACTGCAGCGATTGGTGATAGTTTAAGTTCAGCTTTTAATTCATCATCAACAGAGGGACAGGGGCTTATTAAAGGCATTGCAAATAGATTACAAGGCATAGGTTCAGATTTAGCAAATACCTATCAAACAGGCGCAGCTGCGCAAGGCGCCGACGGCACACAAGGCGGATTTGCAGGTGGCGCAGGCGCGGTTGCAGGTAAAATCTATGACCAGTTAAGTGAAACATTAAAAATTAGTATGGATAGTGCAAAATTGCTTGGTGCTTATTTAGCAAGAAATTTTCTTGGTGATATCAGTAAAACAATAGCTATGGATTCTGCATTTGCAATTAACCCGCAAGAAACTTTAGCATTTGAAGGCGTAAGTTTAAAACAATATACATTTGATTGGGATTTATATCCTAGTAATAAGGCGGACTCAGATAGAATTAAAGAATTAGTACGAAAGGTAAAGTCAAGAATTCTACCAAAAATGAGTGGTGGCGCTTTCGAGGCAACACTTGGTGAACAATTATCAAAGGAAGGTATCAACGTAAGAAGTGGAGCTCTAGGTAGACTTTTCCTAAGTTATCCGGATACCGTAATTATGAATTTGGTTGGAGTTGATGAATCACACTGGCCATTATTTAAACCAGCAATGTGTACTGGAATTGATATTGATTATGCTGGTGGAGGCGAAATGGTTATTGCAAAAGGTGGTGTTCCAGCTGCCATAAAGCTTTCAATGACATTTAGTGAATTGGTCATTCATACTCAGGACGATTATGAAGATACTCCTACAGTTAGTCCACCTGATGTTGAAAAACAAGTTCCAGGTGGTGGCAGAGGATTTTTCTAATGAAATATTTTGAAAACTTTCCATTAATTGATTATCAAGGGCGCCGTGTAAGAGATATATCCCGACGTAGTTCCTTTTTAACAGCTATTCAAAATAATCCATATCTTTATTATCCATATACTATTAAGGCAAATGAAAGGGCAGAGGATATTGCAGACGCGTACTATGGTTCAGTAGATTTTGTATGGTTGATTTATTTGGCAAATAATATTATTGACCCATATCACGAATGGCCTATGGACGAAAATACTTTTAATGATTATCTTGTAGACAAATATACAGAACAATCAGGCGAAACTGGTGAAGATGTTATTGATTGGATTCGCGATGAAGCAAATGACCAGAATATTATCTATTATGTGAGGCAGGTATAATGGCAGTCGATGATATTTTACTAGCGCCGGAATCGTTTCAGACGATTTATCTTCGTAGAGAAGACCGTGTTATTTTAAGAACAGAACGAGGTGAAAAAATCATTATTAAGAGAATCATTCCTGAAGAATGGATTCCTTATAGAATTTATGATTATGAACTTGCACTCAACGAAAAGAAAAAGGAAATATTTTTATTTGATAGATCTTTTGCAGCTCAAATTAGTGGCGAATTAAGAAGAAATTTGCTTCAAGCAAATACGGAATGATAAATGGCTGGAGAATTTAATCCAACGCACTGTATTGTTGAAAGTGCAATTGTCAAAAATAAAGCTGGTCAAGAAAAAGAAATTACCGGCATTATCGGCGAGTTTTCTTTAACTCAAGGTATTAGTAGAATAGCATTAAATGGTATATTGACATGCCTTGATGGTGTTGGTGTTTTAGAAAATTTTGGTTTGCGCGGTGAAGAAGAACTTGATATTGTTTTTAGGTCATTTGATTTCAATACCAAAGTTCGATTACAGGCTCAAATTTATCGCATCGATGGTGTACAAAGATCTGATGATGGTGGTTCCCTACAATATAGTTTATATTTTGCCACAAGAACATCATATAAAGCAGATTTAAGAAAAGTCACTGAAGCATATAGAGAAAAATCTGCAGGATATATTGCTGAACAAATATTTAAAAAGAATTATTCCGAACTTAAATCGACAACACCTCGCGATGATGGTCAAGAATTACCAAAAAGTTTTACATCAAAGAAATATAGATTAGCAGCCGATAGAGAAAGATTTTTTTATGTGCAAGGAACGCATGGCAATTTAGATGTAGTTATACCTACATTTAGGCCATCAAGAGCATTGGAATTAATAGCCGCAAAATCATACAGCAAAGAAAGTTTAAGTAATTCATATAGATTCTTTGAAAATTTTGATGGTTATCATTTTGTGACTGATGAATATTTACTTGAAATGGGAAAGGCAAATCCTGGTATGGTCCATGATTTATTTTATTTTCCAGTTATGAATAAAACGGTTGAAGATGCTGAAATGCAAAGAAGGTCAATCGAAACATTTACAAACTCAAGAAGAGCACATACGGGACAAGATTTATATAATGGTGCTTATATGAATAAAGTTGTAGAAATAGATCTTTTACAACACAAAGTAAATTTCCGCACATTTAACTATCTTGAAGATGCTGATTATTATACAGGTCAAGGAAAGGCTGTTGTTCGCGATGATGTACATACAGAAGAGTTTATAAGAGATACATTTATAGAAAATAATGCAAAACAATTTATGGTGTTTAGAGATTACTCAGGACCAGAACATATACATCCGCAACCACCATTAAGGCCATCAGTAAAAGGTGACCAGTATTATGCCGAAATTAAAGCAAATAGAACAGCTTATGGTGAACACGTAAAATCAAATACGGTTGAAATTGGATTAAAAGGAAGACTTGATATACAAGCAGGTCACTGTGTAAATATTATTATGCCAGATATTAATGTTGGTTCAGTAAGAATGGAAAACCAAACAATGGTAGGAACATACTTAGTCACAGGAATTACACATGTTATTAAAGAAGGTGTTTGTGATACGAAAGCACAATTGGTAAAATATGGCAATGTAGGACTTATTTCATAATGGATATTGCAGGAATTAAAGACCCTTTATTTTTTATTGGTGTCGTTGAAAATAATAAGGACCCTCGAAACGAAGGTCGTGTCGCTGTGCGCGCTTTTGGTATACATGGTAAAAATAATGATGAAAATGGTGGTGTAAAATCAACAGATTTGCCTTGGGCGATTTGTGCTTCAGGTAGTTATGACCCAAATAATCCACCACCTCCACTGAATTCGTTCGTATATGGAATGTTTCTTGATGGCCGAAATGCACAACACCCATTAATTTTAGGATTAATTCCATCTCAATATGCAT